AATAGCAGATCGGGGGTATGTAAGGGGTAGTAAGACAATGCTCCATCAGATCAATAGTGTTGTGTCCCCCTATAGGGGGACAATACTATTGATGCGATTTGATGATGATCTATTGATGAAGGGGAAAAGATGAAAACTGGAACTAGAAAACGAGTCACGAAAGCTGATCGATCATCAGTGCGTCGTGACTTCGGGCCGAATGAGCGTGACGCCGAAAGAGTGCGGTCAGCACTACTCGAACACGATAAAGTAGTTAGCGGATATGAATCGCGATGGGGTATTGATCGCTTGCCCGATTTAGTAGGGCAGGAATTACGCGAGCGATTCGAGTTGCAATGTGATAGGCTCAATAAAGCTATCCGCGAGTGTAACGCCGACGAGGTAGAGAAGCTGGTTCCTGTATCGTGTCGAGCGTATGCCGCGTTAGAAAAGGCAGCGATGGAAGCAGGAGCAAAAGAGCTAACCGGGGAAGCATGGGAAGCTGCAATCCCATCGGGCGGCGTCTTATGTATTACGCGCTCAGACTATGAAGCCGTAAAGGTAGCCAAGGAGCGCCCGGATTGTGTAGTGTGGAGCGTGGAAGAGGTGGCGCGGGTAATTGATGCTTACGATGCGGCTAAGCTCATGTCATTGGTAAAGGCGAAAATGCCGGACGCTATATTCAAGGGTATGGAAACTAAAGGCGGGAAGTTAGACGATGCAATCCCCTTCTGAATTAGATATTAAACGACAATGGTCGATCATACCCGTTCGGGCATTAATGGATCGGAAGCTACACACTTCACACTTTAGAGTGCTCGTAGGGCTTTGCATCTTTACCAACTCGCATGGCGTTTGCTGGCCCGGTGTTCAGACCGTTGGTGATATAGTTGGAGTTGATCCCGCTAGCGTATCAAGAAGCATTGCGAGACTAGTTAAAGCTGGCTACGTGCGAAGACTAAGGCCACAAGACTATCAGATGGAATACGCACAATTCGGCAAGATAAACCGCTACCAAGTGCTTTATGACGTAGATGCACCATTGCCAACGTGGGAAGAAGTGCAATCGGCAAAACTACTGTTATCGGCAGCAGATACAGAAGACACGCACAAGAATGAAATAGGGGGATTGGGGGAAGACAACACCTTGATTGCAAACGCTCACTCACTGGCTTCTGCCTACGCGGCGACCGTTGAAAGGGTGCTAGGACAGCCTAGAAGGGCTGAGAATGAGCTAGGCGCTGCCCGCCAGCTAGCAGCGTTAGGCGTTGACGTTCCTGCAATCGTAAGGGCTACTGAGGAACATTGCAGGGCTTGCTTATTAAAGCGTGCGGGGGTTCCTGCCCTTGCTGATGTTGCCCGCGCTTTGAATTAACGTACGTTTGCCCTAGCGGATTGACAGGCTAACCTATTGATTTATAACGAAAGAGGCCCTTTCCCCCCTACCCCCGGCCAATTCTATAGGGGGGTGTCACACAAAATTTTCCTTACTTTTCGGAGGAACGCATTGTTTAGCTTACAAACTTGCCCCGAATGTTGCGGACTGAAATATCTTCGCTATGATGATTCGCCCGATTGCGCGAGAGAGCGGACGAACGTGCTTGCTATTTGTTATCTCTGCAACGGGCATGGGGAAATATTTATGGAGGAGGACACACCCGATGAAGCGGGATGAAGTATTGGAATTAGCGAAGGTTACGCTAGTAGATCGAGGCGCTGATTATGGCGATGCTCGTGTGAACTTTGATCGGATTGCGGTTATGTGGACTGTGATTATGGGTCAGCAAGTGACGAGGGCGCAGGTAGCCCAATGTATGATTTGTCTAAAGCTGTCACGTTTAGCTGAGACACCTAGCCATGAGGATTCGTGGCTGGATATTGTTGCTTACGCGGCTCTTGGTTCGGAGGTACACGAGTGACCGAAGATAAACTATCCGTTCGTGAAATACGCGCCGCTTTAGCTTCTCGTGATGAGGAGCGCCGTGAGGCGGTTGTAAATGAGCTTGAGGCGCTCGGCAGTAGTGAGATTACTGACGTGCTATCTTGGGACGAGCTAGGACGTGTGCAGGTTCTAGCTTCGGATAAACTGTCTCCACGCGCTCGTCGTGCCATTAAGAAGGTGAAGATTACGCCTAACGAGAATGGCAATACGATTGAAGTGGAGATGCACGATAAACTGTCTGCGCTTAGATTGCTGGCGAAGCATCGTGGCTTACTTGAGCCTAATAGTGATGACCGCCGTCCTAGCATGATTGGGATTAACGTGAGAGGGCCAGACGTAACAACGTATGAAGTAGTGGAGGAAACAGATGCCGAGGACGAGTAATTGTTGTATTTATTGTAAGCGTCCAAGTATTTATGAGATACACCCTGCGTGTTTGAGCCGTTGGCGTAAGGTTAATGCGGAGTTGGATAAGGAAATCCAAAGGGTTCGTATGAATAAGCGTCACTTTGACGATCATTTGGACGAGTTGTACGGTGAGTTTGAGCCGTTTAATTCTATGCATGTTGAGAATGCGATGGGTATGACGCCTACTGAGATTGATAAGGCTGATGCTTATTTCGGTGCTGCTATGGCGAAGTATGGTCTTGTGTTTGAGAACGGGCCTGCTTTGGAGCAAAGACGCTGGAGGAATGTTATCTGATGTCTAGATCGCCACGCGCTACAGACCGTTCGCCGCGCCGTCGCCGCCAGAAGGGCGACGACGCGCTCACTGGTCTTAACTTGGACTTTTCGCAAAGTCCTACGACGTGGCAGTTCTTGAATGACGATAGCTTCGTTCGTGGCTTGATGGGTCCGGTAGGGTCAGGCAAGACGTATGCTTGTTTGGCGGAGGTGATGCTTCGCGCCGTGAAGCAGACACCTTCGCCCGTCGATAATGTTCGGTACACGCGGTTTGCTGTTATTCGTAATAGCTATCCTGAGTTGCGGACGACGACGATTAAGACGTGGCAGGAGTTATTTCCTGAACATATGTGGGGTGAGATGCGGTGGTCTCCACCGATTACGCATCATATTAAGTTGCCGCCCAGAGAAGATACGCCGGGATTGGACTGTGAGGTTATCTTTCTGGCGTTGGATCAGCCGAGAGACGTTAGGAAGTTATTGTCACTTGAATTGACGGGTGGCTTCGTTGATGAGGCTCGTGAGTTACCGAAAGCGGTGGTTGATGGATTAACGTCGCGTGTTGGTCGTTATCCGACGAAGAAGAATGGCGGTTGTCCGTGGCGTGGTGTTTGGATGTCTACCAACCCGATGGACTCGGATCATTGGTGGCATGAGTTAGCGGAGAAGAACCCGATTAGGGGTCGGTATCCGTGGAAGTTCTACAAGCAGCCCGGTGGTGTTACTGACGCAACTAAAGAGCATGAGGATGCGATTTTTGGGGCGAATAAGTATTGGCGGTTAAATCCGAAGGCTGAGAACCTGAATAACTTGCCGCCCGGTTATTACGAGCAGCAATTAGCGGGTAAGACGCTTGATTGGATCGAGTGTTATGCTGGGGCTAAGTATGTTTATGTGCAGGACGGTAAGCCTGTCTGGCATGAGTATAGTGATAGCTTGATGGCGGCTGACGTTGAGATTGAAGTCGGTATGCCAGTGCATATTGGTTTGGACTTTGGTTTAACGCCTGCTGCTGTATTTGGGCAAAAGATGCCGAACGGGCGTTGGCATGTCGTGCATGAATTGGTAGCATTTGACATGGGTCTTGAGAGGTTCGCCCATCACCTTATGGCGGATATTAGCACTAAGTTCCCAAAGAGCGAGGTGTTTATCTGGGGCGACCCCGCAGGTGGTAAACGCGATGAAATATTTGAAGTAACGGCGTTCGACCATCTGCGGACCCTTGGTTTGAGAGCGCAGCCGACGAACTCCAATGATTTCATGGTGCGTCGTGAGGCTGGTGCTATGCCGATGAATAGATTGATTGACGGTCGTCCGGGGTTGTTAGTGTCGAAGGATTGCAACCGTATTAGGAAGTCATTGGCTGGTGGGTATCATTTTAAGCGGTTAGCGATTGGTGCTGGTCAAGAACGGTTCAGAGACGTGCCGTCCAAGAACGATCATTCGCACGTTGGTGATGCGTATGGGTATCTTATGTTGGGTGGTGGTGAGCATCGTCGTCTGACGCGGAACCCAAATGGCAGGCCATTGTTTAAGCAGGTTAATGCGTCGATGGACTTCAACGTGTTTGCATAAAAAAGAGGGGTGTCCGAAGACACCCCTCAAGCACACACGGGGAGGAGAACAGACACGCATGACTCGTCCATTCGAGTGATATCATAGTAGTATATGAACACAAGATCAAGGGTATTATGTCTAAGTTAAGCACTAATAGTAGATTATCTATCTGTCCATTTTACTGGGCTCATGTGAATTTAATGGACCTGAGACCCTTTGAAAAAGAATACTTTGAACATATGCCGGACTATGTGGAGCGATTAAAGCAGTTCGGTACGCAGAAGCACTGTTACACTGCAATATATGGTGGAAAAATCGTCGCCTGTTGGGGCGCATATGAGATTTGGCCGGGTGTTGCCGAGGCTTGGCTATTGACTTCATATCAGTTTGAAACAATTCCTATTACAGCTACGCGCACTGCTATACGATACTTCAATAATATTTATATCGATTTGAAATTACATAGATTGCAAATTGCTGTAAACTGTAGGAATGAGCTTGCAATGAGGTGGGCTATTGCATTAAAAATGAAACCAGAAGCTATCTTGCACCGTTATGGGCCTGATGGATCGGATTATAAAATGTTTGCGAGGACTGAATAATGGGTGGACTTTTTAAGGCTCCGAAAATGCCTGCACCATCGCCGGAAATAGTTGCCGCCCAGAAACGTCAAGAAGAGCGTCTTGCTGAAGAGGAGCGTCGTCAAGCAGCGCAAATGGCCTCTCGTGCTCGCGCTCGCAGATTTGGTGGTCAGCGTATGTTGTTATCGCCTACGCGCGAAGATGCGCGTCTTGGTATTTCTTCTGACTTAGGAGTTTAATCATGGGTGGTGTTATTCGTACTGTTGGTAGTGTTGTTGAGGATGTTGTTGGTGGCGGTAAACCAAAAGCAGCACCTGCACCTGTTCGTGAAATAACACAATCCACCGAAGCGCAACGTCGCTTGGCATCCGCTCTTCGTGCGCGTCGGATTGGTGGTCGTGCATTGTTAGGTAGCACGTTAGGTCCAGATGAAGAGAAACGTACAACGCTTGGTGTTGGTTGATGCCTAAAGTCGTTCTTAAAGACGGCAAAACCCGCACGTTTGCCTATAGTAAGAAGGGCATGACTGCGGCGAAAGAATATGCCCGTCAGTATGGTGGACGTGTTGAAAGCGTCAATATGAAAACGACGATGAAGAGGAAGAAAGAATATGCCTCTTAAATCTGGTAAGTCTGACAAGGTTATGGGTCAGAACATTAAGATGTTGATGAAAGAGGGCAAGCCAATGAAGCAAGCGGTCGCTATTGCGATGCGTAAAGCTGGCAAGCCAAAACCAAAGGAGCAATAAATGGCTGTTCTCGATAAAGGTATTGGTCTGGTTGAAAAGGATATTACCGCTCAAAATACGTTTAGCGATGGTATCTATACCGAAGGTGGTTTCAATCTTTCCATCTCTGGCACTTTCGTGGCTACTGTTACTGTCCAACGCAGCTTTGATGCAGGTAGCACATGGCGTGATGTCGATACATTTACCGCTCCGGTTGAAACCTATGGTGTAGACCCAGAGCCTGTCGTGGCTTATCGCGCTGGTGTAAAAACTGGTGAGTTTACAAGCGGTACTGTTTCCATCCGTATCGGAAGATAATTATGAAACAGGTTTGGGAAAAGAAACGGCCTAAAGATTTGGGTAAACCGAAAGGTTTAACGTCAGCGCAAAAGCGTTCTGCTATGCGCGCAGCTAAAAAGGCTGGCCGTCCTTATCCTAATCTTATTGATAACATGAGGGCCGCGCGTGGTTAAGAAGGCTTACCAGAACCCGAAAGGCGGTCTTAACGAGGCTGGACGGAAATACTTTGAGCGTAAAGAAGGTGGCAACCTACAAGCGCCAGTAAAGTCCGGCACTAATCCACGCCGCGTTTCGTTTGCTGCACGTTTTGCTGGTATGAAGGGTCCGATGAAGAATGAGAAGGGCGAGCCAACGCGCAAGGCTCTTGCTCTAAAGGCTTGGGGTTTTGGCTCCGAAGAAGCAGCTCGTAATTTTGCGGCGCGTCATAAGAAAGGTTAAGCCATGCTGACCGTCGATCAAATTATGAAACGTCACGCCCTTGCACAACGCCGCAAGGATAATTGGCGTCAGATTTACGAAGACTGCTATGAGTTTGCTCTACCGCAGCGCAATCTGTATGACGGATACTATGAAGGTGGTGGCTCACCGGGTCAGAATAAAATGGCTCGTGTGTTTGATTCTACTGCCATTAGTGCAACGCAACGCTTTGCTAACCGTATTCAAGCTGGCTTATTCCCACCATACGGGCGCTGGTGTCGTCTTGAGCCGGGTCCAGATATTCCTGCTGACCGTCAGTTAGAAGCTCAAGCCGCTTTAGACTTATACGCAGAAAAGATGTTTTCGGTTCTCCGTCAGTCCAATTTTGATTTGGCAATGGGTGAATTTCTTATGGACCTTGCGGTTGGTACAGCAGTCATGCTTGTACAACCCGGAGATGACGTAACACCTGTTCGCTTTACCGCTGTACCTCAATACCTTGTGGCGATTGAAGAGGGCGCCCATGGCCGCGTTGATAACGTCTATCGTCGTATGCGGATTAAGGCTGAAGCTATTAAACAGCACTGGATGGATGCTGACATACCAGACCGTCTAGCGCGTATGATTGAAGATAAGCCAACGGAAGAGATTGAGCTTGTTGAGGCTACAATCCTTGATATGAACCGTGGTGATTATGACTATCATGTAATTTGGCCAGAAGGTAAGGCACAGATTGTGCAGCGCAAGATGATGTCTTCGCCTTGGATTGTGGCTCGATACATGAAGGTTGCTGGTGAAGTCTACGGTCGTGGGCCTCTCGTTACTGCAATCCCAGATATTAAGACACTGAATAAGACGCTAGAGCTTCTGTTAAAGAACGCATCCTTGTCGATTGCTGGCGTTTACACGGCAGCGGATGACGGTGTTCTTAATCCACAGATGATCCGCATTACACCGGGTGCTATTATTCCTGTGGCTCGTAATGGTGGCCCACAAGGTGAGAGCCTACGGATGTTGCCGCGTTCCGGTGACTTCAACGTGTCTCAGATTGTTATCAATGATCTACGCATGAACATTAAAAAGATCATGCTGGATGATACATTACCGCCTGACAATATGTCGGCACGTTCTGCGACTGAGATTGCAGAGCGCATGAAAGAACTGGCGCAGAACCTTGGCTCTGCGTTCGGTCGCCTCATCACAGAGACGATGGGACCGCTTATTGCGCGTATCCTGTATGTCATGGATGAGCGTGGCATGATTGAGATGCCGCTTCGTGTGAATGGTCTTGAAGTTAAGGTGACACCAGTGTCGCCGATTGCTCAAGCTCAGAACATGGGTGATATCG